ATGACAAAGCATCAATCGATCCTAATATAGCCACGTTTATAGATAAACAAAAAGCACTTTACGAAAAAAGATGAAGTTAGAAAAATTTGAGTTTAATCCTGTAGAGGACAAAGAACTAGGTGTTACTGATTATATGCTGGATGCGTTTGCTGCTCCAGTACGAGGATTAGAAGGGCTAGCTCACGGTGTTTATAACTTAGGAGACTTCTTAGCTTTTGATGTGCTTCCTGATTGGGACGAACAACGTTTCTTCGGTAGATCACAAACACTGCCCGGACAGCTTATAGAAGGAATTACGCAGTTTGGTATACCGTTCGGTGCTATTACTAAAGGAATCAGTTTAGCTGGTAAAGCTACTAAGGCAGGTAAGGTAGCGACTGCATTGACTAAAGGAAAGAAGACAGGGAAGATTACTGACTTAAATGCCAAAGGTTTCTTTACGGCTGCTATGGCATCTGATTTTGTAGCGTTTGACGGACAAGAAGAAAGACTGTCAAATATGATACAGCAGTTTCCTGAACTACAGAATCCTGTTACTCAGTTCTTGCAAGCAAATCCTGACGATAACGAATTAGTAGGACGGTTAAAGAATGTCATCGAGGGTGTGTTACTAGAAGCAGGTATGCTGGGTGTATCTAAATCGTTTATGGCTGGGTTGTCTGCGGTTAAAACACGATCAGCCGAGTTGGCAAAAGGTGCTACTAAACAAGACGCAACAGTTACCGCAGCGTTAAAGTACCAAGACGAAGTAAAAGAGTATGACCCTAATATGTTTGCAGGGATAGAGGATCGTGAGAATACAGCTATAGCAGATTTTTGGACTGACTTATCAGCTAAAGACGACGAAGTGTTTAGGTTTTTAGCTGACGACTTTGAGACAGCAGGGATACGAAGACAATTTAAAGACGATCCTAAAGAGTACCTAAGAAGGATGACTTCTCGGTTTTTAGAAGAGGATATAGAGGTGATAGGGGGTCAGAATTTAAAAGGTGCTACTTATCAACTGAAGTACGGGCCAGAGAAAAGCCTAAAAACTACTGTTAATATTGAAAAAGAATTACAAGAATTTGTATCTAATTCAAACCAAAGTTTAGCTGAAGGTTTTATAGAGGGTAAACCAATAATCAACGTAGGAGCTACGGATACAGGAAAAGGAAAAGGTACGGGATCGCCTGTGTATAAAGCTATTCTTCAATATGCCCACGACAGTGGCAGCGTTTACGAACCGACATCATTAACTCCCATAAATAAAGGTAGGACGTTAGGAGCTATGTTAAGTAGTGCTCTACAGAACCATACCACTAAACACATGGTTCCGGGAAGAGATCACCTACGCTACTTACAATTACCCAAACGTTATCAGTGGGGGCTAAATTGGAAAAATGACATACAGTATTTAGCTAAAGCAGAAGCTCGTTATGTAGAGGAAAAGTTAAACCAAGGTAGAGGTGTTGGCACTTTTGATCGTTTTAGATATTCACTAGATGAAGATAAGTTTTATATAAAAAACGCTGAGAATAAAGACGTTGAAGTAAACGGTGACATCATTACTAAGTACATACAAACTTTTGATCCTAACTTCGACGACGGTATAGGAAAAGCCACTGTTAAAAGAGCGGTGGTAACCAATGAACTATTAAAGTCTGAAGGACTAGAAACGCTAGGACAGCTCAGTGGTGGTCTCGGTAATGGCAAGGCTGCAAAACGACACAGCCTGTCTAGGGTATTAGCATCAGTTGAAGAAGGTAGCCCAGACTTAGGGTTTGGAGCTGTAGATGCGAATACAAAAGATTTAATAGAGAAAGGTGACGCTAACGTTGGTTCTGTTCTTAGGTCTTTACAGGAAAACGCGGGTAGTGACGAGGTAAAGAATTTAGCTAAACAAGTAGACGATATATTGGGGGATGAAGCTGATAAAGCCGTTCCTGTTAAGTTTCACCAAGGCCAAATAGAAATTCAAGGAAAACCTACGGATCAATTTCTAGGTGTTTACCGTTCCAACAAAGACGAAATACTTTTAAAAACAAGCAACAACTCTGAGTACCAAGCAGCTAAATCACAGTTTGAAAAAGGACGTATAGACGAGGCTACATTTAAAGCAGCAGGTGGGCCGTCAACGATGAAAGGGAATGAACATACCATCGTACACGAAATACTACACGCAGGTACTGCTAAGAAGATACAACCGTATGTAACTCGTGAAGTCGATGGTAGAGAAGCTTACAGAGACTTGCAGGAAATAATAGACGACGAAGCGGTTCCTCAAGAAATAAGAAATGTTGTTGATATTTATAAACAAACTTTAGACAAAATAGACAATAAAGACTTGTATGCGTTGTCTAATCTCGATGAGTTTATGGTAGGCGTTTTAACGGACGGCAACTTACAGAAGTGGTTGAAGAGTCAGAAGTACGAAGGTAAAAAGACATTCTTTAATAAAGTCATTGAAGCGGTCTACTCATTATTTAAAGGAACACCTGAAGGTTCTAGTTTGTTGGAAAAAGCTATAGACGATGTGGCTGGTGTGCTACAGATGAAACGACCAGAAGGAAAAACAGTACGTAACGATTTTATTAACCACGCTAGTATTCGAGATGTAACACCTGATGAAGATGTAGTTAACAAACTGCTAAACAAGATAGATGTCTCTAAGTTTACAGTGGGAGGTAGACAGGCTTTGACGGGTTTGGCTCGCTCTATATCAGAACTGCCTGATGGTATGTTTGTTGAAGACTTATCTGTACTTATGGATACGCTTACTAAGAAGCTGTCAGAAGGTGATCCTAAGCAGTTAGGTACAATGACACAAGAGGTACTAGATGAAGGCGTTGTCAACGAATTTGCTGATGCTTTGGGAACTGATGGGCGTTATTTAAATGGACTACTTAACGAAGCAGCAAAAGATAGAACGACTTTACGACGTGTAGCAGCACGAATGAAAGCCCTTGAAGCTGTGTTAGTAGAGAACGGTACTGAGATAATAAGAACCGCTGAACGCTATCGTGATATGGGTAAGAAATTATCCGTTGAGGAAACTGAATCGTTAGAAGCTAGACTGAGAACTTTATTAGATCAACAGTTACACATACAAGCAAACGCTTCTGGTTTAGCAAGTGGATTTGGTCAAGGCTTGAAGTCTAGACAAATGGGTGTACGCATAGGTTTAAGCAAAAAAGAAATAGCAAACGAAAAGCTTAGACAAGAGTACCTAGACAAGCGTGGCTCTATGACCGTCGATGAGATAGTCGAGAATGTGCTATTAGCAAAGGAACGCGGTAATGGCGATCTGTGGAATACTCTAATTAATTTAAATAAGATAAATCGCGGCACTCAGGGTGGTAAGTTGATGAAAATGGTTGAAGAGTACTATAAAAACTCTTTGATGTGGGGACCTCGTTCTTTAACAATCAATGCGTTGGGTACAGGTTTAGCCACAACAGTGAAACAGTTTGAAAGAACAATAGGCGGGTTTTTCTCTGGAGCACCTAAAGCACAACGTGCAGCGATTGAATCGTGGAGTAGATCGTCTGAAATTACCGGCCTACTACGTTTTATGTTAAAGGCTTGGAAGTCGGGCGATCATTACATAGGTAGTCCAAGGTCTGCTTTTGTCGAGCAATCTATTGAAAGTGTCGGCTCAATAAGTGCAAGGAGTGTAGAGGATGTATTAGGTAGGCAGATTGAAAGCGATTCCATAAAAGGTTTTATCGATTTTTTGGGTAACTTAATACGATTACCTAATCGCTTCAATTTTTCAGTAGACCAAATGTACAAATCACACGAGTACAGAGCGAGGTCTAAAACAGAATTAGCATACAAAGCTATTAATGAACTAGGAATAACTGATCCGGAAGAAATAGCGACTTACGTAACGGACAGTTTTAATGCTTTAGTAACGAGATCGAATAGAAACTTCAGTGAAGCTAATTTAATCAAAGAAGCTAATGAGTTTGTACAAGGTCCGTTTAAAACACCAGCTGATCGCGAGAAAGCTATTTACGATTATGTTGAACAAGCAAGATCAGAAAAGTTAGAAATAGCTAGAACACAAGGACTAGTAGGTGAAGACTTAAACGATTACTCCGCAATGGATGAGTTAACCCGTAACTGGATTGACCCAAGCATAAAAACAGCTGAAGAGGTTACCTTCTCAGGGGACTTAGGCGTTGCAGGACAAGCTATACAAAGAGCTGTTGGTGCTTTACCCGGTGGCTTTATTGTTGCTCCGTTCATTCGTACCCCTACTAACATCTTGAAGTTTGCGTTTAGTAGGATAATGAATCCAGCACAAATTGCATTTGAACAGGGTAGAATGCTCGTCGATAAAAAGTACAAACAACGAGTAACTGATCTTATTGAAAAAGGATTACCTGCTAATGAAAATGTTAGGCTTAGTTTTATTGAAGAACTAAACGCTGTAAAACCTGACCGTACTCCTGATTATTTAAGAAGAGCAGAAGCTAGAGGTAAGATGGCAACAGGAGTGTTTATGAACACAGCGTTGTTGACTACTGTATTTGCTTTTAAAGATAGAATTAACGGTGGAGGCCCTAAAGACTTTAAACAACGTCAAGCTTGGCAAGCAGCTGGTAATATGCCTTACAGTATAAAGGTGGGAGATAAATGGATAAGCTATCAGCGTCTTGATCCTATTGCTTCTATGGTTGGTGTATACGCAGACATGGCCGATTTGTTAGATGACAATAAACTAGACAGTATAGGAACAAGTGACGCTTCTAGGGTGTTTTCTGCATTCGGACTGACTCTTGCAAGGAACGCTACTAATAAATCATATTTAGCAGGTATTGATAAATTTATGGATGTAGCATTTGAACCAGAAGGAACAACCGCTGCGGAGTATGCAGGAAGTGTTGTTGCTGGTTTTATACCTAACATATTTAATCAAGGGCAATCAATTGCTGGCGACATGGAGCTAAAAGAAGTAAGAGGCTTTTGGGACGTGTTGCAAAAAAGAATACCCGGTGTATCACAAGCTTTGGATTTAAAAAGAAACATAATAGGAGAACCTGTTGTACAAGAATATTTTGAAGGGGTTGCTGGAATAATAAATCCATTGAATCCTATTATGTGGGGAGGTAAAGAAAACGATGAAGTACTGTTTGAATTAGCTAGAGTCGGTCATGGTTTTACTGCACCTAGCACTAAGTTAGATGGTTTAATTGAACTTACTAACTTTCAAAAGAGTAACGGTAGGTCTGCTCACGACAGATGGATGGAGCTGCACTCTAAAGTAAAGCTAAACGGTTTAACGCTACGCCAAGCACTTTCTAAACTAATAAAGAACAAACAATATCAAGCACTGGATGATTCGTCTTTTTCAGGTTTGCCAAGTCCTAGAGTTAGATACTTGAGTAGAGTAATAAACAGATATAGGTCTAAGGCTAAACAAGAAATGTTAAACGAGTTTCCTGAAATTAAACAATTACAACGAGAAGTTAAAATATCCAAGAAAGCAGGAAGAACAGAAGATGTGCTTGAACTCCTCGCTCAATAAGTAATAATATAATATAATTATGCCAACGCCAACCTACAACGATTATCCAGGAGACGGTAGTAATACTTTCTTTGCCATCAACTTTGAATACTTAGAAGATGAACACGTAACGGTTGAGTTGAACGGTGTTGCTACTTCTGCTTTTACCATTAATACAGCCCTGCCTACCAAGCGAGTGGAGATGACTACCGCTCCCGGTAACGGTGTTAATGTACGAGTAAGAAGACAGAGTCAACGTGACATAGACCTTGTAGACTTTGAAAACGGATCAGTATTAACGGAATCAGAACTGGATCGAGCGTATCGTCACAATCGTTATCTGCACCAAGAGATAGGTGAACTAAACGATGCGTCATTGCAGAAGGAAGCTGGAGGCACAGACTGGGACGCAGGTGGTAGTAAGATCAAGAACTTAGCAGACGGTACGCTTGCTACAGATGCTGTTAATAAAGGATACGTAGACACACAGATAGCATTGACCGATACCAACCTAGCTGGCTTCTTTAAATCTACACACACGGGTAACGCTGTTGACAACGTCTTCACTCTTTCTTTTACTCCGCAAACTACAGAAGCAGAGGCTTACATCGTGTCGATAGATGGTCTTTTACAAGTGCCTGATACTGACTACACCATAGGTGCTACCGATATAACATTCAATACAATACCTGCTAACTCTGCTGAGATATGTGTGGTTGCTACTGCTGCTGCTA